ATTAGAGGAGACGGATCGCAAGGTCTTGGTATTTGCCCCGTACCGACACAGCATAGATACCATCGCAACGTATTTGGAGCAAAACCAAATCGACTGCGCCCAGATCCACGGCGATGTATCCCCTAATAAACGAACCAAAATCTTCAAGCAGTTCCAAGAAGAAGCGAGTCCCCGCGTACTTGTAATTCAACCGCAGGCTGCATCGCATGGCGTAACCCTAACGGCGGCTGACACGGTTGTGTTCTGGGGGCCGGTTATGTCAACAGAAACCTACATCCAATGCTGTGCTCGCTCTGACCGTAAAGGGCAAGACAGCGATAAGGTAACGGTTATACATATACAAGGTAGCGATATTGAGGAGAAGATGTTTAAGCGCTTAGCTGAACGCGTTGAGGATAACAATATGTTGGTGAAATTGTACGAGGAGGTACTTGACAAAAAGTAAAAGATTGGACAAAATTGTAAAACATAAAAAGGAGCATACAAAGATGGAAAACATACCCCTTGATAAACTTGCAAAGGTTTATCGAAAGATTCGTGACCGCGTCGGAAAGCTAACGCAAGAGTACGAGACGCAAGTCGAGCAACTCAAAGAGCAACAGGCTGAGATAGCGAACGCGATGAAAGACATTCTGATGTCCACTGGGCAAAAGAGTGCTAACACCGACGAAGGAACAATCATTCTGGGTACTAAAACAAGGTACACCACGAACGATTGGGATTCGTTCAAGAAGTTTGTACTTGAGCATGAAGTGCCTGAATTATTTGAGCAACGTATCGCTCAGCGCAACATGACTCAGTGGTTGCAAGAAAACCCGACCTTGATTCCCCCCGGACTAGATCAAGCGACGGAGTACACAGTTACAGTCCGCAAACCAAGTAAGTGAAGGAGAAGTACATGAGTAATGTAGTCGCATTTAACCCATCGCAAGTCCCTGACTTTGCAAAAACAGGCGCTCTGTCAACGCTGGCTAAAACATTGGCTGGTGGGGGTGGACAATCCGGTAAACGTATTAGTATCAAGGGCGGTGTGTTTCGCCTGATCTCTGATGGCAAAGAAGTAGCCGCCATCGAGGATCGCTTCCTTGATGTGGTAGTTGTTGCTGCCGCATCTAAAATTAGCCGTACCTACTACGGCGAAGCCTACAACCCCGATAGCCCTGCACCCCCGGCATGCTGGTCAGCAGACGGAGAAAAGCCCGACGCATCGGCTAAGGAACCCCAACACGTAAACTGTGCTGGTTGCCCTCAGAACATCAAAGGCTCTGGTGCTGGTGAGTCTCGTGCTTGCCGGTTCTCTCAGCGTCTAGCTGTGGTGCTGGCTAACGATGTGGAAGGCGATGTGCTTCAACTAACCCTGCCTGCTACTAGTGTGTTTGGTAAAGAAGAAGGTGAGAATCGTCCGCTTCAAGCATACGCAAAGTGGCTGGCTGCTCAGAGCGTTGGCCCTGACATGGTAGTTACCCGTATGAAGTTTGACACCAAGGCGCAGTCACCCAAGTTGTTCTTCAAGCCGATGCGTTGGCTGACCGACGACGAGCATGAAACCTGTGCTAAAAAGGGACAAACACCGGAAGCCATCAAGGCAATCACCATGACCGTGTCGCAAACCGACAAGATAGTAGAGAAGCCTATCGCTCTTGAAGGTAAAGCGCCAAAAGCCAAGGCTAAGCCCAAGGCCGAGGAGTCCGAGGAAGAGATTGATGAACCCGAAGTGCGTAAGGAAAAAGAAGCACCTGCACCCAAGGCCAAAAGCAATTTGGCTAACGTGGTTGCAGATTGGGACACAGACGATTAACCTAACGGACGGGGGAAAGCGGAACAAACGGATTCCAGCAACGTTGGGATTCGGTTGTTGTACACACCGCAAGTACCCCCCATGGATACTATGCCCTACTCACAAAAAATAATTGAAACAATCAATGAAGCGCCGAAGGGTCTGGGAACAGAACTTGGGCGTTGGGCTGTACGCCGAGATGTTTCTATGCAGCGTATTAGCCTGATCGTTGGCGCTAGCCGTCAGACGATTTACAACTGGTTTACCGGTGTGACCGAAGTAGCCCCGTCTTTCAAAGAAAAGGTGGAGAAGGTCATTGCGGTACTTTCTAAAACATCACAAACAGAAGACGCGTGGAGGACCTTATGTACGACTTTCAACCTAAAGCTCTGACAGATCAGGAACTAATTAAGTATGGCAGGCTTTGGTTGGATGACGAACCTCTACCCGAAAACTACCAACGTGAGTTGTTATTACGCCTTGAAGAACGGTGTGATGAACTTGAAAAAGCTATAGAAAAAATAAAGTCCAAATAAAGGGGGCACTCTATGCAACCGTTAGATTTTCTAGCGGCGGTTCTTCCTTCCTCTGGACCGTACTGCGTCGCTGAATTCACGACGCCAAAGAAGGAACATGTATTCGTCGATTCTTTCGAGGAACTTATTACTACTGCTGACTTATTTGCAGTAGCTGGCTCTGAGAAAAAGGATGCGTACTTTGCGTTGGCTAACTTCAAGGAAAAAGGCAACCGCACAGCGGACAACGCCAAGTCCCTGAAGGCACTATTTATCGACATCGATATTGGTGAAGGTAAAGACTACGCAGACCGCGCAACCGCAATCGCCGCGTATGAGAAGTTTATGGAGAGCACCGAGATGGCAGGGCTGGGTCAGCCTATTGTTGTGTCATCGGGCGGGGGCTTTCATATCTACTGGCCTTTGGATGAGGAAGCCGAAGTCGCTCAGTGGAAACCTGTTGCCGAGAACTTTAAACGCCTGTGCAAACAGGAAGGTTTCAACATCGACTGGAACTGCACGGCTGATGCGGCTAGGGTTCTGCGCGTACCGGGAACGTACAACTACAAGAAGGGTAAATCACGCGAAGTCAAGATACTTCAGGGGGGCGATACCTTTACCCTGTTTGCGCTGGATACGCACATCAAGTCCAAACTCAAAGCACCGACTTACGAGAGCACGCTGGCTAGCCTGCCGGGGCAGAAACCAAAAGCCCCTATCAACAGTTCTTCTTTAAAACTGTTGGCAGAAAACAATGAGACGCTTTTCAAAACCATTGTGGATAAAACCAAAGCCGGGACGGGCTGCGGTCAGTTGTCGCACTACATCGATAACGCAACCAGCGATGGCATGGAGCCATTGTGGCGTGGGCTTTTATCAATTGCGCAAAAGTGCAAAGACGGTGGTAAGGCTGTTATTTGGCTGTCTGAAATGCACCCATACGAGCCTGACCGCATGGCTCAGAAGTTACGGGAAATCAAAGGGCCTTACCCCTGCCTGAAATTCGACTCTGAGAACCCCGGAATCTGCACAAGCTGTCCTCACTTTGGCAAGATAACCAACCCCCTAGCCCTTGGGCGGGAACTGATTACCGAAACACAAGCCAAGGAGATCGAAATCCCGGCCCCACAAGCGGCTGATGCGGACGAGGATACCCCAACCATTACCGTGCAGCGTCCTCCCGCACCACGGGGCTTCTCGTACGGCAAGAACGGGGCGATTTTTAAGGAAACCAAGACCGAGGATGCCGACGGGAACGAGATCACTAAGCAGTCCATGGTGCTTCCCTTTAGCTTGTTTGTGGTAAATCTGCTCCAACTAGAGGGTATCCATACCGTCCACATGCTAGCCCTGCGCCCTGAAGGCGCAACCGAGGTCATGATGCCCCAGCGTGCGGTGGTATCTAAGGATGACACGGTCAAGCACCTAGCCGAACAGAACATCGTAGCTAGCTACGGGCAGGGTAACGACAAGAACCTATTTGATTACGTGCGGGCTTGCGTTGAAGAAGCATCACTTAGCAAGCGGGCAGTGGTTGTACCTGACCATTACGGCTGGCAAAACGACAACACCTTTGTGTTCAATGAGCATATCTACCGCCCCAATAACACCCCGCTACACATCCCCATGCGAGGGCTAGTCAACATCAACAAGGCTTGCGTACCCACAGGATCGCTTCAGAATTGGCAGAAGATAATCAACATGCTGACTGCCAAAAAGCTATACGAAGTATTGGCACTTAGTCTGGTGGGGTTCGGCGCTCCGCTAATGCGCTATTCAAACTACGCTGGCATCACTTTTCACCTTGGCTCAACGGCAACGGGTACAGGGAAAACCCTAAGTCTAGAACTAGCGGGTTCAGTATGGGGGCATCCAAGCCGGTATCGGATAAGCAACTCCACATCAGATGTAGCCATGAAACAGCGTGCTGGTATGTTGTACAGCATGCCTCTGATCTCAGATGAGATAACTTCTAAGAACCGAAACGACTTTGAGTGGGTAGCACAGTTTATCTTCGACATGTCTGAGGGTATTGGTAAAAGCCGTATGGAGTCCGGTGCGGACAAAGAACGGGAGAACAAGACCTATTGGCACAGCATGGCGTTGCTGTCCTCCAATACGCACATCATGGACTACCTGACCGGGGCGCGTAAGCACTCATCAGAAGGCGAGACACGCAGGGTGTTGGAACTGACGCTAGAAAAGAAACTTGCTTGGGAACAGCATGAACTAGAAGCCTTGGAACTGCTTAAAGAAACCTATGGCGTGGCTGGACATGTTTACGCGCAATACCTAGTTGACCACGCAGATGAGTTGCCAGCGTTCTACAAAACCGTGCGCAAGAAGGTCAAGGCTGAGTTTGGCTTCATTGACGATGAGCGCTTCTGGATCGCAGGGTGTACTTGCCTAGTAGCCGGAGCGTTACTTGCCGCCAAAGCTGGCATCGCTACCTTTCCCATGGAAGGTATCACTAACGTACTAAGAAGTATGGTCAGCAATGCCAAGGCGATGGTGATGGACAATGTACGTACAGCCGAGGATGTTTTGAACGCCTACACCCGGGAGTATTACGGCAAGATGGTTGTGGTCAAAGCGTTAGAGGGGGCATTGGCTGCTTCTATCGGTGAGGAAGGCGTGATAGATCAGAGCATAACGCGCAGTGAAATCTTCGGGCGGGTAGAACATAACGTAACCCCCGGGCATGTGGATTACTACATCGAGGAGCAACTACTAAAGAAATACTGCTCCAGTATGAGTTTTGGTTATTCAGACTTTAAGAAGCAGTTGGAAGCTTCTTACAACATAACGTACTTAAAGAAAGACCTGATGAGCAAAACCAAAGGTCCACAGATGCGTGTAAACGCTATGAAAATATCCCGGCGAGTAACCCCAGATGACGAAGCTAGCAATCCAATATCCTTGGTCGCGGCTTGAACGTGGTCAGGGATTTTTTGTACCCAGCCTAGACACAGCAAAGACGCGAGAAGAAGGACTCCGGGCCGCA